CATCGGTGGAAAGGTCACGGTGAGGGATGACCTCAACAAGACGATTATCAAAGGCATCAAGCTTGTCGAGGTTTCCCTTGTTGATCGGCCGGCCAACCCGGAAGCGGTCTTTACCATGTACAAGGCGGAAGAGGGCGGCGACCTGAAGAAGACGGACGGCGCGGCTATCCCTGAAGATCCAGACCCGGCCCCCGATGAGGCCGTCAAGGTCTTGGCCATCGGCGGCGATCCCCTACGAAAAGGAATGTATTCCATCGGGGAACTTGCAAGCCTGCTGTCGGCTGTTTCCTGGGTCGCTACCGATGCGGAATATGAAAGCCAGTATGAGGGGGACGCTTCACCGATCCCGGCCCAGCTGCGTGAATGGCTGGCCGCTGGGTGCAAAATCTTTATGGAGATGGCGGCGGAAGAGGTCGCGGAAATGCAGGCGGGTCTTTTGGCTATGGTCCCGACAGTGGATCCACTTGAAATGTCGGCGGGTGTCGGGGATCTGCTGAAGGCTGGCGCGACGTTGTCGACCGCGACCAAGGACAAGCTGGCGACCATTAAGGAAACGATTCAGGCGGCAATGGGACACCTTGACGAGCTGATGACGGTCAAGGATCCAACCGACGATGATAAGGAAAACGCGGACGCTGTCGCGGATCTGCAGAAGTCGGCCCAGGTGTCGGCGGATGCTCTGTTGAAAGTCGAGGGAGAAAACGCGGCCCTGAAAAAGCGCGTTGCCGCACTGGAGGCGGTCCCGGCCCCTTCCAAAGTTATCACCAAAACGACCGTCGTCAGTAAGGACGAGGACGCGAAAGCGGAAGCCCTGACGAAAGCTGAGGCGGAAGAGTTCGAGAAGATGAGCCCGGAGCAGAAAGCGGAATCCATGCTGAAGAAGATGTTTAAGAGGCAAACCCGGACTTAAAACCCCCGGCTTTTAAAAGGCCCTGTCTGACTTCCACGTCATTCAGGGCCTTTTTTTTTGAGATGTTCCAAGGCCGCTGAAAGGCGAGCAAATTCATTCTTTCAAGGAGTTAAACAATGGACGTTACACAGAAAACGCTTGACCTTTTCAAAGGGGCTCTTGGTAATCCTGCTGACGATATCGCAAAGACGATTTCGACTGCAACCGGCTTGGTGGCGTATGACCTCCAGGCCCCGGCCAAGAACCTCGTGCCGATCAATACCCCTATCAGGAACAGCTTGCCGCGTGTCGGTGGTGGCCTTGGTCTTGCTACCAACTGGAACGTAATCCAGGCGCTTGTCGGTTCAGGCTTTGACGCGATGGGGTGGGCTCAGGAGGGCCAGCGGGTCGGGCGGATGTCTTATACCGTAATCCCGAAAAGTGCCAGCTATTGCACGATTGGAGAAGAGGACCAGGCCACTTTTGAGGCGATCAATGCGGGCCTGACTTACGAGGATATCCGGGCCACAGGGACAATGCGTGTCCTGCAAAAAATGATGCTGAAAGAGGAAAACGCCCTCCTGTTCGGCAATCGGTCCCTTTCCCTTGGCACCCCCACGACCCCGACCCTGTCGGCGGGCGGTTCAGGAAATACCCTGCCCGCCTTGACGTATTCTGTCATCGTCGTTGCCCTGACGGGTGAAGGCTTCCGTGGCGCGTCGGTGGCTGGCGGCATTCCCCTTTCCACCACCTTCACCGGGGCTGATGGAAACACCTATACCTTGAACGGCGGGTCAAGCATGAAGTCGGCGGCTGCGACCCAGGCCATTACGCTTGGTCAGTTGCTCTCTTGCAGCACCCCGGCAATCCAGGGCGCGGCGGGATATGCGTGGTTTACTGGCGCGTCAGGCGCGGAGAAGCTGGAGCAGATCACCACCGTGAATAGCGCGACATTCGGGGCGCCGTTGATCGGCGGAACCCAGCAGGCGGCAACCACGGTCACGGCGGACAAGTCGGCAAACTCTGTCATGGCTTTTGATGGTCTGTTGACTGCGGCCCTGAAGCCAGGCTCTGGCGCTTATGTCCAGATGCTCGCCACTGGAACCCCTGGAACGGGGACCAAGTTGACCGCGTCCGGGCGTGGGACAGTGACCGAAATTGACCTGATGCTCTACACCATGTGGAACAATTACCAGGTTTCCCCGACTGTTCTCTGGATGAATGCCCAGCAGTTGAACGACGTTTCTACTAAGTGCTTGACCGGAGCGGCTTCGGCCCCGCTTCTTCAGATCGTCACGCCTCCAGGTGAAGGATACGCGGGCCTTATGGCTGGCGGTGTAATCGGCTTTTACTTCAACCCGTTCGCGATGAATGGCGGGATTAAGATCCCCGTCATGATTCACCCGAACCTTCCGCCTGGCGTTATTCTCGGTTGGTGTGAGGATTTACCCATGCAGTACAAATCGAACAACGTACCGAACGTCGCAGAGGTAAAGGTCCGAAAAGATTATTACCAAATTGATTGGCCTCTCAGGACTAGGGCGCAAGAGTTCGGGGTGTACGCTGAGGAAGTCCTCGCGATTTATGCCCCGTTTGCGATGGGAGTCATTAGCAATATTGCCCCCGGCTGATAAATAGCCAGGCTGTTTAAACGACCTCGTTACTCAAGGGGCCAACCGGAAAGGGTTGGCCCCTTTTCTATTTCTGGAGAGGAAAAAAATGAATGCAAAAATGAAGGCCCCGGAAGGTTGCACTGGCTGCTCTTGTGGCGGTGAATCGTTCGACGTTGTCGAGGGCTTTGTCACTGTTCCCTTGAGTTCTGCCAGCGAGTTGATGGGACACGGTTTTATTGTCGCGGATTACGAGCCCACAGAGGCGGATATTGCGGCCCAGGCAGCGAAGGCCCAGGCGGATGAAGAAGAAGCGGCCAAGGCCAAGGAGGCCGAGGAGGTGGCTGCAGCCGCAAAAAAGTTGCTGGACGAGAAGAAGGCCCCGGCTGTCCTGATGGCAGAGGAAGAGGTCGAAAAGGCAAAAAGCGCGTTGTTTGATGCTGAAAACATAGACGACAAGCCGGGCCTTGCTCAGATCCTTGACCAGAAGATTGCCGCGCTGGACGCGCTGAAAAATGGCTGATCTGACAACCCTTGTCAACGTCAAGCAATGGCTGGGTGTGACGGGGACGGCTGACGACTCTCTGCTTGCCCGCCTGATTTCCGCGTCGTCTGATTATATCACCATGTGGCTAGGCCGTGACATCACGTTGCAGGCTTATATCTCGTACCGGGACGGCAGCGACGGGCGCGTAATGATCTTGAGAAATTACCCGGTTGTCTCTGTCTCTCTGCTTTCCGTGGACGGTGTCCCTATCCCGGCGGCTGTTTATTCTGCCCCCGGCGCTTTGCCGTCCCCTGGCTTCCTGTTTGATCAATACTCGGTTTCGCTTGTGGGCGGTGTCTATTCCTTCACTCGCGGGATTGCCAACGTTTATGCGGCATATCAAGCCGGGTTTGCGACCGTCCCGACGGAGATCGAGCAGGCGGCAATTGAGCTTATTTCCCTGCGGTACAAAGAGCGGGACCGGATAGGGCAAATAAGCAAGAGCATCGGCGGGGAGGTCGTTTCCTACAGTCAGAAAGACATTTCCGATTCTATCGAAACAACCCTATCAAACTATAAGCGGGTGATGCAACCATGATAAGCGCGTGGCTTGAGGGCGACCAGGAAACCATTGCCCGGTTTACGCTTTTCGGCGCGAACCTCAGAACCCAGCTAGAAAAGAAGGTCCGGAGCTTGACCATGGACCTTGTCAAAAAGGTTAAGGAAGAGAAGCTGTCCGGACAGGTCTTGAACAAGAAAGAAGGCAGGCTTTCCAGAAGTATCACGCCGTCTTTTGAGTCAACTGATACCGGCTTTACTGGCATTGTTGGAACAAATGTCTCATATGCTGCACGGCATGAGTTCGGGTTCACCGGATCTGAAGATGTGAAGCCGTTCACCCGGATGATGACCCAGGCTTTCGGAAAGCCTGTGAAAAGCCCGAGGATGATCCAGGTACGGGCCTTTACCCGGAAGGTGAACTACCCAGAGCACTCGTTTCTGAGATCTTCCCTGAATGAAATGCGGGAGGATATCCGGGCAGAGATTGAGCAAACCGTCAGAGAGACGACAACGGGAGCCTTCAAGATATGACCAGAGAGACGATTTATGCGGCCCTGTTTGCAAAACTGTCGGCTGCAGATGGCTTCGTAACGGTTTCCCGGAAGGTCCGGCACTGGGACGATGTACCCCAGTCAGAGCAACCGGCACTATTCCAGAGCCAAAAAAAGGAGGTGCCGACGAATTCAACCGCCGGGCTTGATCCTGTATGGAATTTCACCTTGGACGTTTTCCTTTACGTCCACACTCAGGGGGACAAAACCATTGTTCCTTCCACCATCTTAAACGGGCTTGTCGATGCGGTCCTCGTATCCATTGCCCCGGAGCCTGTCAGTAACAAGCAAACGCTTGGCGGCCTGGTTCAACACGTTTGGATTGACGGCGCGATAGTCACAGATGAGGGCGTCCTCGGAGATCAGGCCGTTGCAATTATCCCTATCACAATCAAAGTAGTTTAAGGAGTTTCCTAATGTCTCAATACTCGTTCGGCGCGGGGAATATGTTTGCAACCCCGCTACAAGATGCCTGGGGAAACGCGATTGTAAACCCCACCCCTATCCCCCTTATGGTTTTGCAGGAAGGCAGCGTGGATCTGTCCGGCGACCTCAAGGAGCTTTTTGGACAGAATCAATTCCCCGTTGCTGTTGGTCGGGGCAAGGTAAAAATGGGAATCAAGGTTAAGCCAGCGCGGATCTTTGCGGCTGCCTGGAATGCTCTCTTTTTCGGGCAAACTCTGACCCCTGGAATTTTTGCGAACTATTCGGACACGGTGGGCGATGTGATACCCCCGGCGGCGGTTGGCGGCGTGACCGGTATTGTCCTGACTGCTGGCGGAACGGGTTACGTGACCGGCGACATTATCCAGGTGAATCTTGGAACCGCAACGGTAAAGGCTCAAGGCGTCGTCACGGCCCCGGCTGGAATCGTGACCGCTGTGCAGGTGCTTAACTCTGGAGCCTACACGGTGGCCCCTACGGCGGCGGGCGCGACAACTGCCGTCACCGGGATAGGGACCGGGCTTCTTGTTACCTGCACCTGCACCGCTTCCGGGTCCGTTGCCTTTCCCACATCTCAGGGATCAGCCGGACTTGGTGCGGTGTTTGTCGCGGATCTTGGCTGTATTTATGCGGCCACGGGTATGTTGCTTAAACGTGTCGCTTCGGCCCCTGCTGTGGGTCAATACGCGGTTAATACTACGACCGGCATTTATACCTTTTCGACGGCTGACGCGGGCTTGACGGTCTTGCAGAGCTTCCAGTATACAAACGCCCTCTTCACGGGTGCGTCAAAACAGACTGTCTTAAATTTGCCGATGGGATACGCGCCGACTCTGCGTTTTGATTTGACGGTTGCCTACCTTGGCAAAATGACCACGTTTTCTTTCCCGATGGCGGTGCCTCAAAAAATGTCTATCGGGTTCAAGAATGAAGACTTTTCCGTGCCTGAATTCGACCTGCAGGCCTTCGACCCTGGCAACGGGCAGGTAATGACATGGAGTGTTAGCGAGTAAAGTTGTCTCGTCGTTATTCTGCGCCCTGCTTGGCTTTCAGGCCTTTCAGGGCGTTTCTTTTTGACACCTTTCACCACTAGGAATTTCCACACATGAAAGAAGGAATAGAAATAAAAATAGGGGATGATCTGCTGATCGTTCCATCGTTGTCGTTAAAACAGGTCCGGCTTTCATTGCCGAAAATTAAAACACTGAAAATGGGATCGTTCGCCCCTGCAGATATGGCGGTATGCGTGGAGATCGTACACGCGGCCCTTACCCGGAATTACCCGGAAATGACCAAGGACCAAGTCGAGGACGGCATCGACATGAGGAACATGGCCAAAGTCTTAAATGCAGTCATGGCGGTTTCCGGCATGGAGGTAGCACAGCCGGGGGAAATCCAGGCGGCGAAATAAAGTGGGGGCTCTTGTATACCTACCTCTTGACCTGCTTTCCTGGCTGGACGTGGGAGTACATAGACGACTTTATGACCTTGCCGCGGCTGAAGGACATTTTTTCCTTTCATGACGAAAACCCGCCACAACATCGAATTCTAAACGCCCTAGCAAAGTATTACGGGATCGAGCAGAAGGGCGGCGGCGGCGCGTTGCCTGCTGATGGATTGGATGAAAACGGCGGAAGTCTTTTTGACGCTTTACCTCAAGGATAAAGTAAATGGCAGATGATATCAGCGTAAGAATCGGGGGCAGTTCGTCTGATGCGCAAAAGGCGATTACCGATGTCACCCAGGCTTTAAAAGACGGCGCGGCCCAGATGACAAGCCACCTGGGCCTGATTACGGCGGGCTTCGATAAGTTCAAGGGCGTCCTGATCGGTGCCACTGCTATTCTGGCTGGCGGAGCCATGTTTAAAGCGGCAATGGGTGCCGCGAACGATTGGGATTCAAAAGTAGCCCAACTCTCGAAATCAATGGGGATTGCCACCGAAAAGGCTTCGGTGATGGCGGTGGCAATAAACCATGTCGGGCTTACCTCTGACCAGGTTTCAACTGCATCCATGATGCTTTCCCGACAGATGAACAGCAACGCTAACGCGTTCAAAGTTTTGGGAGTCGAGACAAAAAACACAGAGACAGGAGCATTGCGCCCAATTAGCGACGTGATGCTTGATGTTAACACAAAACTAAGGGGGATTAAAAACACTATAGAGCAAAACGTAGCCGGAATGCAGGTTTATGGACGCTCTTGGAGCAGTATTCGGGGCATTCTTCTTTTGACAAAGGACCTGTTTGATCAATCTGAAGAGACGGCGAAACGATTGCATTTAATTGTTGGCCCGGAAGGAATCGCACAAAATAAGGCATATCAAGCATCACAAAGAGATGTAGCTCTCATCGCCAAGTCCCTTGAAATCCAGGTTGGAAATGCGCTTTTACCAGTCATGTCTAAATTGGGAAAATGGATGGGCGAAGAAGGGCCGCAGATGACGAAGGTGTTTACCCACGTTCTTAATGGCTTGGTCGCTACAGCAGAAACAATTTACTATACATTTTTAGAGGTCGGAAACACTCTGGGAGGGGTAGCGGCGGCGGCGGTAGAGCTCGCTCATGGTCATCTTTCGCGTTCCAAGGAAATCCTGGGCGAGATCACGTCAACGAATGAGGTCACAGCCAAGAAGGTAAGTGAAATTTGGGAACACGCCTTCGATGCAGAAAAGCTCCCGCCTCTCCCGAAAGCCCCCCCTGGTGATGATAAGCCGCTGGACTTCTCCAAGGGGAAAGACGCAAAAGGGCCGGCAGAGAAAGACACCCGCCTGCAAGAATGGAAGAACGAGCTGGAGCAGATGAAGGAGGCTGAAAAGGACTACTTTAAGGACTCTAAGGCGTCTGACGAACAATATTGGATTGCAAAGCTGGCCCTTGTCCAGGGCGGCGGCGCGAAAGAGGCGGCGCTCAGACGGCAGATTGAGCACGAGCTGTTCAATATCCACAAACAGATGGCCCAGGAACAAAGGGCGCTTGATGATGAAGCGGACGCAGCAAAGAAGGCAGCCGGGCAAAATCTTCTTGATATCAAAAAGGCGCAGCTCCAGCAAGAGTTGGCTATGGGCAGGATAAATGAAGGGCAAGAAATAGCCGGGGAACAGTCTATTCTGCAACAGAAATACCAGATAGACCTGCAAGAGCTTGATTCAAAACTTCAGAGGTACGCGGATGACAAGCTGGCATATGCCAAGCTCCAAAAGGATAAACTTGCCTTAACGCGGGAATACCTAGCCGACACGCAGCAGCTCACGGACAAAATGGCGATAGACAACAAAAAGGCTATCGAGTCGATGCTTTCTGGGATCACTAGCGCCTTTGGCTCTGCAATAACCGGGCTGATTCAAAAAACAACGACGTTTAAACAGGCATTCCAACAGATCATGAGCTCTATCCTTTCTACCTTTATCGGGGCCATCATGAAAATGGTGGGCGAATGGGCGGCGGGAGAACTGGCAAAGACGGCGCTTGCGCAGAAAGGTAGCCTTTTTCGGACCATACTGGAGAAGGTCGGGCTTTTGCAGACGGCGGCGGCTGTAACCACGGCTTCCGACACGACTGTTGCAGCAAAGACTGCAGAAGCGGAGGCGGTTATCCCTGGGGAGGCGGCGGTTGCTGCTGGTGGCGCGGCCTCTGCCGTTGCGTCGGTTCCTTACGATGGGCCTGAGATGGCGGCGGCGGCTTATGATGAAACATACGCAATGGTCATGTCCGGCATGGCGGGTTTTGCGGTCGGCTCTTGGAACGTCCCCGGCGATATGTTTACCAAGATCCACAAAGGGGAAATGATCGTACCCGAACAGTTCGCCTCAAGCGTCCGAGACGGCGGCGGGCTCGGTGGTGGTGGGGACGTTCACCTACACGTTAATGCTGTTGATTCTGACAGTGTTAAGCGGCTTTTTCGCGACAATGCGGCGGCACTCTCTGAGGTCTTGCGGCGTCAGGTTCGGAACTTTGCGCCGGTGAGGGCATAACAAATGAGCAATGCAATCTTTCCTACACTTCCAGGCCTGGCTTGGAATGTGGTTATCACTCCCACCTTTTCGACTGCGATCAAAAGGGCGGTTTCTGGGCGGGAATTGCGGGCGGCTTATGCAGCCTACCCGCTATGGAAAATTAGCCTTTCATATGAGTTTCTGAGGGACGGAAACCGGGGCGTGGATCTTGACACCCTGGTCGGGCTATTCCTGCAGGTCAAAGGTCAGTGGGATTCATTCCTTTATACCGTCCCTTCTGACAATGTGGCAACGGCCAAGGTGTTCGGGGCGGGGGACGGATCTACCGAAATATTTCAGCTCGTCCGGACGTTCGGGGCGGGCGGGTTCGGGTTCGTTGAGCCGGTTCAAAATCTTAACGGCAACCCGCTTATTTATGTCAACGGCGTCCTGAAAAGCACCCCGGCAGATTACACGATTGATGCAAGCGGGATCGTTACGTTCACCGCTGCCCCTGGTAATGGACTGCCTGTGTCCTGGTCTGGCTCGTATTTCTACCGTTGCAGGTTCCTGCAGGATTACGCCGACTTTTCTGCCTTTATGCTGGATCTTTGGGAACTCAAAAAGCTGGAATTCATCGGAGCCCCTGGAAATCGCGTATGAAAACAATTTCCGGTCCCCTGCTTGCCCACATGCAGAACAATAGGATTTTCACCCTGGCGGACCTGTACACCATCACCCTTGTCGGCGGGGCGGTGTTGCGGTTCACCGACTTCGATGTCGATTTGCCCTTTGGCGGGAACGTTTTTTCTTCTTCCGGGCCTGTCTTCAAACGCGGGAAAACGCGGGTAGTAATTGGCCTTGAGGTTGACACCCTAGATGTGGAAATCTACCCGAAACAGACAGACCTTGTTAACGGGTTGCCCATGCTTGCGGCGGCGGCGGCGGGCTCTTTTGACGGGGCGTCCTTGAAACTTGAGCGGGCTTATATTGGCCCGGTCCCCGTTGTGGTCGGTGCGATCAACCTATTTTCGGGGATTTTTGCGGATGTTTCAGCTGCAAGGGCAGGGATAAAGGCGCGGATCAATTCGGACGTTGCACAGTTCAATATTTCATTGCCCCGGAACCTGTATCAAGCAGCGTGTTTAAACGCTCTGTATTCGACTGATTGCGGGCTATCCAGGGCGGCGGCTGCTGTAACCGGGATCGATTCCGGGGGCTCTACTGTCTCGCTGATCAAGTGTACCTCACTCCAGCAGGCGACGGGCTTTTTCAATACGGGCTATGCGACCTGGACAAGCGGCGCTTTATCGGGATTGACGCGGACCATAAAGGGGTTCGCCCCCGGCTCGTTCTCTGTCTATCTCCCTCTACCGAATGCCCCGGCGAACGGCGACCCTTTTACGATTTACCCCGGATGTGACAAGGCCCTTTCTACCTGCATTTCCAAGGGGAATAAATCACATTTTCGGGGATGTCCTTTCATTCCAGTACCGGAGACGGCTGTATGATAACCCCCGAAATGATCATAGAAGAGGCCTTGACGTGGTTAAACACCCCGTTCCATCATAAGGCGATGTTGAAGGGCGTGGGCGTTGATTGTGCGCATTTCTGCAAGGGTGTTTTCGTCAACCTCGGCATGGTTGAGCGGTTCGATGTTGCAGACTACCCACCAGACTGGCACCTACACCATGGAGGTGAACGGCTGCTTGAATATGTTCGGGCCTATTGCGACCAGGTCCCGGACCCACAGGCCGGAGACATTGCCCTTTTCCGGTTCGGGCGGTGCGAATCTCACGCGGCCATTGTTCTTGAATGGCCGCGAGTTATTCACGCATATTTCAATCAGGGCGTTGTCTATGCGTCTGCGAATGACGCGGAGCTGATCGGCCGGCACCATTCTTTTTGGAGGGTCCGGCAATGAGTGGATTATTCGGCGGCGCTGCCAGTATTGTTTCCCCGGCTGCAACTGCTATTCAGGTGCAATCGAGTTGTAACGGTGTCCCGATTGCAATTATTTACGGGCGAACTCGGTTTGCTGGAAATATCACATGGTATGGTGATTTCCTGCCCATTGCGCAAAAAACATCCAGTGGCGGAAAGGGCGGCGGCGCGACACAAACCACCTGGACATATACATGCTCTTTTTCAATGGCTCTTTGCGAGGGGCCGATTGCTGCCGTCCCTTCGATGTGGCAAAACGGGACAAAGACAACTCCTGTTGACCCCACTATTTTTACTCTGCATACGGGGAGTTATTCACAGCCGACATGGGCATACATGGACAGCCTACACGCTGCCCAAAGCCTCAACTATCCGGGGCTCGCTTATCAGTCTGCAGCTAATTACAACCTCAGCACTTCGGCTTCTTTGCCTGCCTTGAGTTGGGAAATACAGGGCTTTTTTGCAAATGTGGCTTTCAATTATGCGGGAGCAAACCCGAAAGATATCATTTTCGATCTGGTCACGAATCCGCATTACGGGGCCGCTTTTGCGTCTTCAAAGATTGCTGACCTGACGGCGTATCAAAACTATTGCGGCGCAATGGGGTTGTTTCTTTCCCCGTGCTACGATAGCCAGGCCCCTCTTGCGCAAATGCTAACGGACCTTGTCCAACTCACGAATACGGGGATTTACTTCTCGGAAGGGCTTTTAAAACTCGTGCCTTACGGGGACACGGCAGAAACCGGGTTTGGCTATACATTCACGCCCCCAACCTCAACCCTGATCAACCTGGGGGAAGATGATTTTATCGTCGATTCCCCAGATGATGACCCTGTCCAGGTGTTGAGAAATGCGATACCGACCACGGCGAACACGTCCGCTGATGCGTTTAACCAGGTCACTCTTGAGTATCTGAATAATCTGAATGGGTACAACCCGGAGCTTTGTCCTTTGCAGGACCAGGCCAGCGTTGACCAGTTCGGGCTGATCCCGATGGATACGATTACGGCCCACCAGATCACGGATCCGACGGCGGCAAATACTGCTTGCTCGTTAATCCTGCAACGAGCGGTTTATATCCGGAACCAGTACATTTTCCGGCTCGGTTGGAACTATGCGTTCCTTGAGCCAACCGATATCGTGACTATTACCGATTCCACACTTGGTCTGATTCTAAAACCCGTCCGACTTTTGATTGTGGAAGAGGACGAAGCCGGAACCTTGACGATCACGGCGGAAGATGCCCCCCCCGGCGCGGCTTCTCGCGTTGTGGCAACCCCGGCGACTGGTGCGGGCTATTCTGTCAACGGGGCCATTGCACCGGGGAACACCTTTCCACCGGCATTTTTTGAACCTCCTGTACAGAATGTTTCCGGGACAAGCGGCGTCTCTGTCTGGCTGGGTGCAACTGGAGTTCCAGGGGCGACGAGTTGGGGCGGCGCGAATGTGTGGGCCTCCAATGATGGCAACTCTTACAGCCAAATAGGGACAGTCACAACCCCCGGCAGGGTCGGCCATTTGACGGCGGCGATTACGAGCGGGGCAACGTCCGGGCTCGCCATCCAGCTTGACGGGCTGGGCGGCACGATTGTTTCAGGATCGGCGGCGGATGCTGCGAACATGACAACCCTCCTTTGTATCCTGGGCGCAAATCCTGAATTTATCGCTTATCAGGGCGCCACCCTGACGGGGGCAAACGCTTATACTTTGGGCGGTCTTGTTCGGGGTTGCTATAGCTCTACTGTTGCGGCGCATAATATCGGAGACGTGGTGGTGAGGGTTGACGGCGCAATCCTTCAAGGTGCGGCCCTGGACACGTCCATGATCGGGAAAACGCTATACTTCAAGTTCTGTTCGTTCAACATTTTCGGGGCTGCAACTCAAAACCTCGCGGATGTCCCGGAGTATCAATACACTGTAACGGGATCGGCTCTCAAGGCCCCGCTTGGAAACGTCACCGGGGTTTCTTCTTTCTTCCGGTCAAACAACCTTGTCCTCTCCTGGCAAAAAGTAACGGACCCCGTGCGGACGGTTGACTATGAGGTCCGGGTCGGCGCGACATGGCCCACGGCCTTAGTTCTCGGTAAGACAAACAACCCGGAATTCAATTGCCAAGGCGGCGGCACTTATTGGATTGCGGCCCATTCCGCTTTTGCCTATTCCGCGGCCCCTGTTGCGGTGGTGATTGCGGGCTCTACTCTGGTCAAAAACGTTGTCGCGACCTGGGACGAGCAGGCGACCAGCTGGGCGGGCTCGGTATCCGGCGGGGCGATTGTCCGGGCTGGAAGCGTTGTGCTTACTGGCGGGGCTTTGTCCGGCGAGTACGCGATACCTTCCGGACATGAGGTTGATATCGGGACAGTGCAAGCCTGTAACTGCTCGATTGCCTATGTTGCGAGGGCGGATAACCCGAACGCGCTCTTTTCGGCGGTTCCTCTGGTTTCGGCTTTGCCTTCCTTGAGGGGTAATTATGCGGGCCTGGCTGGTGTTCAAATTCAGATAGCAACGTCAGACCTATCCGGGACATACGGCGCGTGGTCTAACTTTTTTCCCGGCCAATATGTGGGGCGAAAATTCAAATTCAAGGCGATTTTGACAAGCACGGTTTCGTCAATTATCGCGGCCCTTGATGCGTTTGCCTTTACGGTCGATATGCCGGACAGGGTGGACAAGGGGACGAATCTTTCTGTCGTTGCTGGCGGCCAGGCGGTCGCCTACGGAACGGCTTTCCAGGTAGCCCCTAACGTCCAAGTCACGATCATAAACGCGACGGCGGGGGATGATATCGTTTTGACCGCCCAGGCAACGGGGGGCTTCACGATACAGGTAAAAAATGGCGGGGTGGGTGTTGCCCGCGTAATAAATTGGCTCGCACAGGGCTATTAAAGGGGGATTATGTCACAAGGGACAACGGTAATCGCGGACGGCTCCGGCGCGGTTGTTTTGAACGAGTTAAACGCGGCCTTCCTGGCGCTTTTGACAAATAACAGCGGGGCGGCGGCACCGGCAACCCCGTCGGCTTTCCAGTTCTGGGCGGATACCGGAAACGGCGTCCTGAAGATGAGGGACGCGGGGAATACATTCTGGGTGGTTGTTGGCCCCCTGGCGGGAATCGTGCAACAACTCAGGGGAATCAGTGCGACCCCTGGCGGCTCTGCTCTTACGGTGGCGCTTGGTGCCTGCTCGGTAGATTTCAGATCTGCGACCCTGGCAAGCGGGGCGGTTTCAAGCGTTCCTGTCCCGGCTGCAATCTCTTTGGTTGTCCCTTCCGGCGCGACCCTTGGCACCACGTCCGGAGTTGCGGCCCGGCTTGTTGTCCTGGCGATCAATAACGCGGGAACTGTTGAGCTGGCCGTCGTCAATGTTTCCGGTGGGGCGTCGCTGGATGAAACCACGCTTATCAGCACCACGGTTTTAAATGCGTCGGCGCTTACTGCTGGCGTGATTTATTCCACCATTGACAGGGCCAGCGTTGCCTTCCGGGTGATGGGATATTTTGACATAACCCAGGCGACGGCGGGGGCCTGGGTGAGTGCGCCGACTGTCTCGCAAGGGCAGGGCGGCCAGGTCACTGTCGGCGCTGTCAGTGTCGCGAATGCAACCCAGATCGGAATGCAACAAAACCTTTACGAGTCGGCAGCGGCGGCGGGATCTTCGGATATTCTCACGGCGGCGTTTACCCCGGAGATCACGTCAACGACTCTTGCAAGCGGCAATGTTCAATTGTGGGTGCGGGCCACTCTGGCGAACACGACGGCGACCCCGACATTTACCCCCAACTCTGGGGTTGTAACGGCCTACACTATCGTAAAGGGTAACAACTTGCCCCTCTTCGCTGGCGATATTGCGGGCGCGGGACATTGGATGGTTTTGACCTGGGACTCGACCTTGACAAAATGGGTGCTGTTGAATCCGGCGACCGGCGTCGGACCTGTGGTCACTTCTTCGGCAATCCCCCGATATTCAAACTGGAAGGCCGCGGCTATAGGGGTAAATAATAACAGTGTCGTTATTTCTGCGGACCTGGCGGACCTGACCACGTCCACCGGGAAAATTTACACGGCGGTGGCGGTATTGAAAACGATCAACTCTGCTGGAACGGTCGGCGCACCTCTTTCGATCATGTCGGCGAAGGTCGCTAGTACCTTTTATTACATCTGGCTTTGGTACAATACTACCAACGGTTTGACGGCGACCCTGGATATAAGCAGGACGGCCCCTACGGCCCCGACTGGTTATGTCTCGACCGATTATAGGGCCAGGATGCCGGGGGCGGTTTTGACGGATGCCAGCGGCAGCAAATATTTGATGCAGGTCAGGACGGCAGGAAACTTGACGACATACGTCGTGGCATTATCTGGCAACGTCCTTTCTCTGCCGTCCTTGGCGTCGGGGTCGAGTATTGGTAGTGTTACGATCCCGACATGGGTCGCTGTGTCAGTCTCGGCGTATGTCCCCACAAATGTTGCCTCCTCAATACTTGTCAACTTGACTTCTGCGAATGGCGGACAGGCTATTGCCGCCCCCAATGCTGCGTATGGGGCCAACGGGTCAACTACCAATCCGCCATTCCTGGGCACGTCGGGGTATGGACTGGCGTCAGTAATGGGCGAAATGTTGCTTGAATCTACAAATATTTACTGGGCGGTTGTCAATTCGGTGGCAACAATATCCTGTTACGGATGGAGGGATAATATATGATAGGCTATGCGATTAGTGAAGACGGCACAAGTTGGCGGATGACGGACGATAAATCAGAAATGTTGCCCGGTGAAACATGGTCGGAGATCGAGCCGGTCATTCAACCATCCCCCAAAGATATCATCACCAAGTATGAGGATGCAGTCGAGGCGGCAATGGACACAGTCTTTCAGGGGTGGGGATACAAGGACACCGAAAGATGTATCGGCTATGCTGCCAGCGCCAATCCTCAATGGAGTGCAGAAGCGGCAAAGGCCCTAGAGTACAGGGACAAGGTGTGGATGTGGTCACAGCAGCAGCAGACGGCGATTATGGCCAACCCTGCCTTGCTTCCCGCCACCACTGAGCTTTTTGTCGCAATGATGCCAGCACCACCGGCACGACCAAAGGTCTAAGGAGGCCCAGCCCATGCAAGACACGAAAATTTATTATCAGAAGTTCGGGGACGGATGTTTTCAACTTGTCCGCCCCTATCACTATGAGTCGGGAATAAAAACCGGCTTCCCCTGCAGCCTTCCGTTTCTGACCTATGACGGAAAGGGGCAATTTGTCTTCCTTCCCGGCTTTTGTTGGGACGGAGCAAGCGTACCCGGCCAGCTGTCGGCCCAGACAATAGCGGAAATCATGTTGTCTTTGCCGCATGATGGAAAATTCCGGATGTTCAGGGCGGGCCTGATTGACCCGCTGGTATGGCTGGAAACAGCAAATAAAGAGATGAGGGCAGACGCGATCAAGGCGGGGATGCCTTTTGCAGAATCAGAAATTTTCTTTGTGGCGGTTCGGGATTTTGGATCCAAAAACGCTTTTGGCGGCAACCCTATTTTGGAGGCAGCATGAAAACATTAACAACTCAGTTTTACCTTGTGGCCCTGGTCTTTCTTATCGTCATCGCCCTTTGTATTCCGGCGGTCCCGGAAGAGACGAAGGCCCAGCTTAGACCGTGGCTTTATCCTCTTCTAATTATGATCAACCCGAAACAGGGGACGGGTGCGGATATTTTCCCAGCTCAAAAAATCGATATTCCAAAGGAGGTAACGGCTACGGTGAAAAGCCTGGTCCTTGTCTTTCTCTTCTGTCTCTTCACCCTGCCTCTTGCCGGGTGTGGGTCCATGAACGAGGGCAGCGGCGCGGTATTGAATTACGCGGCCCAGAATTACGCGGGCGCCAAACAGAATGTCCAGAGCGCGGATGATATGCGGCTCGTTGCTTGGTCGGATCAGGCTTGCGCGATGAATGTTGGAGCCCTGGCCAGAAACGCAACCGGCAACCCGAACATTGTAAAGGCCGTCCTGGAGGCCTGCCCTGTCCCTTCCGTTGGGGTGATAAGCATGGGGGCGGGAAGTATCAATATTCAAACGGTGGCGGTCCCTGCCGTACTGACGAAGCCCTACGGCGTTACGGGCCCATAAAGTTTGATCCTGTAGTCAACTCTTCAATCTTCTTTTCTATGAGGTTTTAAAAATGCGAAATGTAATTGTGAATGTTGGAACGACCCCGACCGACCCGCAGACTTTCCCCGGCCAGGTGTGGGCGGGCATCGACATCGGCCTTGGCGATTTCCCAAAGCAGCGCGTGACTGCAGCCACCTATTCCGCCACCTTCCTTGGTGTCCCTGCTGGCTCTTATGTAATGACGGCCCAAGCGGTTGATACAGAAGGCCAGCCCATGGGGCCGGAGCTAACTGGACAGGCTGACGTTGTGGACGTTGACGTGCCGCGTCCGCTTGTTGATATCCCGGCGGGGCTATCCTTCACCCTGGCTTAATCCTTTTCTAAACCGATCACCCGGGTCAGGATGTTTTAAAAACATCCTGACCTTTTTTTTTGAAGGGGAAAAATGCCTAATGTTTCAATCACCGGGTCCGAGCTTGTCCGGTATGTCTTATGGATGTTGACTTGTATCGTCGGCTACCTGTTGACACGGTCGCTGAATAAAATCGATGCAACTATCTTAATCATTTTCGAGAAAATAAAAGAACTGGGCGACGGTCAACAGGCCCAGGAAATAAAATTGACGGAGCAGGTCACAACCTGCGAGGTCTGCAGGTTGTCCTGTCCGCAAAGGGTGAAAAAGAAATGAAAAAAATCTGCTCTTACTGCCAACACGAATATATCCAGGGCTCTCATTGCCCATTATGCGGGATGCCCTGCGACGATTGAGGGAAAACAAAACGGCTGGAGGTTCCAGCGAAAAGGAAGAAAAAATGATCCCCACAAATAGAAAAGCGTTCCTTGACATGATAGCCTGGTCGGAAATCGGCCCGGAGCTGCTGGCGGCTTCCGATAACGGGTACAATGTTATCGTCGGGTCAACCCCCGGCCATCCTGTCCTGTTCAACTCGTATGCGGATCACCCCCGGCAACTTGTCCATTTCGAAAACGGCACCCCGGACAGTACGGCGGCGGGACGGTATCAAATCAAGGTTCGCATTTTCGATTTCTATACTAAACAGCTCAAACTTGACGGGACGTTTTCACCTGCGAATCAGGACGCTATTGCCCTGCAGCTTATTAAGGAGTGCCACGCTTTGCCCCTGATTGAAGCGGGCAATATCGTTGCGGCTATTCCCCTGTGTTCGTCCCGGTGGGCTTCCTTGCCCGGCAATACATATGGGCAGCGAATGAATAAACTCTCAGCCCTGACCGGCGCGTATAAAAACGCGGGCGGTCAGGTTGTTTAAACGACCCCGGAGAGCAGCGCACCTATCTTTCAAGATTTTTGCGTTGCTTTTTGCCTATTTTTAACAGTAGAAAAGCCCTTATTCGGCATCACCCAGGACCGTCACAAACAGACCTCGCCTTCACCATTAAGATAGGAGGTGTCGTTGTGTGGGAGGTCAACCGTTCGTTGAAATTCGACATCTTCGCAAAAAGTAAGGCGTTGTCAGGCGGTATGAAATCATTGAGGAATTCGTAATTGACAATTTGTTAGGCATTTGAGGTGTCGTGCCATGGTAGCCCTTTAGAGTCAACGGCTTTCTTTTTGTGGGCGTCTGCTATGTGGGTGTATTTCATGGTCATGGAAATATTTTTGTGGCCCAGGATATCGGCAACGGTTCGGAGGTCGACCCCGGCCATTATAAGGTAAGTGGCGGCGCAATGGCGCAAGGTGTAAAGAGTAACCCGGTTCGCGTCCCTTCCTTCCTGGTTCGCTTTTTTTGTATCTCTTTTAGTCGGCGCGTTTATCCCGGCCCTGATACAGGCGAGTTCAAACGACCGGCGGAAAAATGTAACAGGCTTGTCTTTCCTGGCTGTCTGTTCAGAAATAAAAACCAGGCTGGCGGGGTCGTCTGTCCCTGGAAGTGTCCCCAGCATTTCGACACAGGGGATGGACAAGGGAACCCGGCGCGGGTCCGTCTTTGTCTTGGTCAGGTCAAGAAAGCCCCCGTCCAGGTTCACGGCTTTCCACCGAAGCAATACCGCTTCTTCCGGCCGCATTCCTGTATTGATCAGTAGAAAAATTAAAGGGTAAAGCATCCGGTTTTTGCTTGCCCGGCAGGCATCGAGCAAAAGGGGAAACTGGCTTTCCTGCAGGATGGTCTTTCTTTCCGGCGGCGGGGCTGGCCGCTTTATGTCTTTCCCTGGATACTCCAGGCCCTCGATCCGCCACGTTATGCGGGCGGTTTCGTAGAGCCTGGAGAGCATTGATAAGTCCAGGCGGACGGATGACGGGCCAACCTCTTGCAAGCGGGCGTCCTTATATTCTTCTATGTCCTCTTTTTTTAAGGTCCGGAGAGTCAGGCCCCCAAAATGTGCAATCAATCGCTTGCCGGTGTCCCTGTCAGAAAGGATGGTGTGGCGAGATCGGCGCAAGTCCTTTTCTTTTATAGCCAGGTAGTCCACAACGGCGGCAAGGATCGTCTTGTCATCGGCGGGGATGTCCTGGCCTGGAAGCAAGAGCCCTTTCAGCAGGGCGTGTTCCACGTCTTCAGCCCAGCGCACGGCGTCAGACTTGCGGTCAAAGGTGGCGTCCTGGTGTGGTAATCCTGCCAGCCGAACCTTGACCCGGTAGACGGTGCCGCGTTTCTGTTTTCTCTCTTCGATGGTCGCCATTTTATCACCTGCTATTTCCTAGGGACACTTTCAGGGACACTTTCAGGGACAATCTAGCCAATATCGGCCCCCGCTGTCAACTGCTGTCAACTGCTGTCACTATAGACAGAAGAGGGAAAAAGGCATAAAAAAAGGGCTTAACAGCTTTTTTTGACTGTTAAACCCTTTGTATTCAAGTGGTGGAGCTAGTCGGGATCGAACCGACGACCTCTTGACTGCCAGTCAGGGAAAACAGTAATCTTTCTAGTATGTTCCATGATATAGGGGCAATTCTAGGGACAAAACCCTTGGCCCCTGACAAATAATAATATGTTTTCACAGCTGCCGCTTGCTGTCCTCGGTGTCTTTCAATTCTGCATTGCTTGCGGAGCATCAATTTTGGTTCCATCCTTAAAAATTATCGTAGAGACTTCAAAGGAGGATTTTAACTTGTCAAAGTCGGTGTCCCAAAGTTTCTGATCTTCCCGCTTGAATTGATTGATATCTGCCCCGTGATCAACCTCGATTGCTTTTTGTTTAGCGTTTATTCCCTTATCATAAGACCAAGCAAGGCTTTTGATTTTGTCGCCGAATATGTCGGTTATTGTCAAAACGCCCTTTATCCCCTGAACGTCTTTATTACTTTTATTTTCAAAAGCCATTTCTAAATATACAAATTTCTGTCCATATTCGTGTGATTTGTTCTTTTTTGCAATAAGGGCAACGGAAACCAAGCCTGAAATTTCCTCCAGTTTTGCCTTGCGCTCTGCTTCAGCTTTCTCCTTCATTGCATCCGCCTGTTTCTTTAATTCTATAGCTTCAGCATCTGCTTTTTTCTTTAACTCGACTGCGTGCGCTTCTTCAATAGCTTGTTTTGCGAGCCATTCATCTTGATCTTTGATAGCTTGCCCGACAGTGGTGTCATCGGGTGGGTTGTTGCCCATCATTACATTACGAATCATCCACCCTGCAATTTTGGCTTGTCCATCAGTCCCGAGCTTCTGGACAATTTCCTTTTTTTGGTTTTCCGTGAGGCTCTTTACCTTGTATTCTTTCGGGTCTGAACACCCGAACATGGAAGCAGCCAGCAGGCAAGACATTGCCAGCATGAGTATGGTTCTTTTCATTGGATTCCTCTTTGCTTTTTAAGTAGGTAGTTAAATGGATATTCCGCATTGGCTACAAAAAAGACCATGCTTGCCTCCTACGCGAGCATTTAAGGCACGATTAATAAGGGCGCAGGGCAACGTGATAAGCCCTATTCCTCCTAAAAATATTAAAGCGATATGCATCACCCAGTTGATGATGTTTTTGTTCCCTTGAAAAATGACGTTCTTATTGCACGAAGGGCAGAACCTTAATTCTTGATGTATTCTTTTCATCCTTTTACCCCTCAGTATTTTTTAACCTTCTGAATAACTCGCTCAATTGCATTTATTGACACGTTACTACTCTGTGCCGTTGATGTTTCCGTGCTTTTAGCCGATACGATCAAGCGTAGTCCCAACTTATTCATTCGCTTGACGGTCTCTGAGGTTGGGGGAATTATGAGCTAATTAGCTTATATTGGACCATAACCTCCATAGCTATCTCCTCATTTTTTCTATTCACCAGTCCAGCCACACGGAAGACATCCAAAAACCACCACATGCCAAGCCCGCCGAGGGTAAGCCAGAAAGCAATTTGCGCCGCCCATTGCTTCAGATACAGATAATGAAACCCCAAGAAGAACCACGCAAGGTACGCTGTGCCAGTAGATTTCTCTCGGTTCCCATAATCACGCATAGCCAACAACTGTACATCTTCTGGGAGCTTCGAGAGAACTGCAAACATTGTCACCGGAAACGCCATTGAATCACCTCTTGTAAATTTTTAACTTCCGAAAGACCGAATAATCACCCCCCCCCGACAATGTAGTATTGACGGAAACGTGAACGGATGGCAATATCCCCCGGCCCACGACCAATCTTAAATTATGCAGCCTTGTCTCTTTTTTGAGCTTCAGGAACTTCTTCTTTTTCGCTCCGCTCTAATAGTATTTTCATCATACCTTCAATCGAATCAATTTTCTTCTTCATCATTTCAAGCTCGTCTTCCTTTTCTAACGCAGTATGCCCGGAGACTATCGAGAACGATAGCGCTTGCCCGTGAACTGATCCAGACTCCAACACCCGGCTTGCCATTGTGATCAGCCTAGGGGCTGGCGGTAGCTCTTGTTTTGGCTCTTCCAGCTTTGCGCTTCCTGGCCTTGGCCTCCACCCCATGGCCGTTACTGGTTCCTCCGGGGTAGATAGCATCGGGCCTTCTCCGGTCAACAGCCAACATTCGTTGATTTCCCCCCTGCACCGATTGATGATCTTGTCGTAAACGTCTGAATTCCTTTGTTTCCACGCCGATATTGTTGCGGAGTCTTCCCCTAGGTAATTAGCCACCTCCCTGTATTTACTGAATCTTTTAGCCTGCATTATTCTTTTCAACAATTCGTCAACGGTTGGTGAATTATTTATTGACACGTCAACACCTGTAGGTTATTGTTCAAATGTAGACAACATATAACTACATTCGTACATCAATAGTCAACAAAAGGCAAGAATAATGAATGAGATTTGCAGAAAAATTTGGGACAGAGACCTAACAGTCGGAAAGTGGGCATCCCTGAACGGATTCCACCCGCGATATGTGCAGGCGGTCATCACTGGCAAAAGGGGAGCGTGGGGAGCAGGGAAGGCGAAAAAGATATTTGCCGCCCTGGTCTCTCAGGGACTTATGAGCGCCGAAGAGGCGAAAAGGAGGGTGAAGGTATGAGTAAAAAATTCCACTATCAGCAGCAAGTAACATTAATTAACGAGATGATAGACGAGTACGACCGCCTCAAGGGAAGGATAGAACCGCTTGA